AGCGCCGCGCAGAGCACAAGGCATTTCCACATAGACTACCTCGGAGACGAGGGGCAACATCACGGCATAAGGAGAGGGGGTTTGGACGTGACAAATCTCGTGGACGCCGCCGCAAGTGGCGACAAAAGAGAAACGCTAATAGCGTTAAGAGACATACTCGCTAATACAATTCAGAATTGTGAGAGCGGGCGCGATATGGCGTCTAATACTAAACGGCTTATGGAGGTAATGGCAGAGCTCGAGGCATTACCCGACCCGGCGACTAAAAAGGTCTCTAAACACGACAAGCTAAAGAGGCGGAATGAGAACGGGTAGACAGACGCCGACATTTTCGGTAGTCGGAGAGTACGCGGAGTCGTTCGGGGATGAGGTCGTCGAAATGTTCGAGGAGGACGGCGGAGCTACTTTTTATCCGTCGCAAAAACTCGAAATGCAATATATGTTAGCCCGAAACGAGGACGGATCGCCCGCCGCGTTAACGATCGGGATAGCAAAACCGAGGCAAAACGGCAAAAGCTACGCCGCAAGGTACTACGCTATCTATATGTCGGACTTTGAACATAGACAAGTATTGTATTCGGCGCATCACTCGACGACTACTAACAAAATGTTCAAGGCGTTATGTGATCTATTCGAGAGCCCGGAGCGATACCCCGAGTTTAACGCAGATATAAAGAGCGTTAGCCACGTTAGAGGCTATGAGGGTATCTACTTCAAAGATTGGGCGGACGATAAAGGCGAGATACACCCAGGAGGATGTATAGAGTTTGCCACAAGGACAAATAGCGGGGCGCGAGGCGGTACATACTCCGTAATCATCATAGACGAGGCTCAAGAGATGACGGCAGACCAACAAGAGGCGATGTTACCCGTTATGTCCGCCGCGTCTGATATAAACGATACCTCGATGATGCCACAACAAATATACATAGGGACTCCGCCGTCTCCGAGTTGTCGAGGGACAGTTTTTTTGGATATGCACGCGCAAGCGCACTCCGACGAGACGGGCGGTCTATGGTGGCTTGAGTGGTCTATCGAGAGTAAAGACATACTAAACGATTTATCTACTCCCGATAAGGCGTTAGAGATGGCATACGAGACTAACCCCGCTATGGGCTATCGTATCGCCGAGAAAACTATCCTAAATGAGTTTGAAAATATGGCGCGTGATGGTTTTGCGCGTGAGCGTTTGGGATGGTGGACGCCGACAGTAGAGCGCAAGACCGATAACCCGATATCCGCTAAAGTTTGGGACGCTTGCGTATCTGATGAGCTTAAACCCGAGGGCAAGACGGCGTACGGGATAAAGTTTTCTTTTGATGGTGCGATGGTTTGTCTATGCGGCGCGGTTTTGTCGGCAGATGGTAAAGCTCGTATATCGATCATCGAACAACGCCCGACGGGGCAGGGTACAAGATGGCTCGCCGAGTGGTTGATTGCAAGACACGGCAAGGCGTCGTGTGTAGTTATAGACGGCAGAAACGGCGCGGATGTATTAGTCGATAAGATATCCGACGTATGGAAAGAAAAAGGCTCGATTATCAGACCGACGGCGCGGGATATCATCGCAAGCGTGGGTTTGTTATGTGACTCGCTTAACGAAAAGTCGGTATCGTGGTATAGAGGTCAAGAGGCACTAAGGGAGAGTGCAATAACGTCGGTTAAAAGACCGATAGGCGGCGGATGGGGTTTCGGTGGCGAGTATTCAGCGCCTATCGAGGCTTGCGCGTTGGCTCTTTATGGAGTCAAAACAAGCAAAAGAGACCCGAGTCGTAAGATGAGGATAGGATAAATGTTAACTATTGAGGCTCAGAACGTTATAGGGCTCGAGGAGAGCGTGGCAATAAAGTTTGACAAGCTCTTAAACGTCTATAACAATCACGCGACAAAAAATCAGACTAAGGACAAGTATTACGAGGGCAAGATAACTCTAAACGATGTTAATTTAGGTATCGCGCTCCCGGAGAATATAAGAAAACTCGAGATAGGGTGTTCGTGGGGTGCCAAAACTGTTGACGTATTAGCGGCGCGTTCGATGTTCGACGGGTTTGTCGGTTTGGATGGTACAGAGGTCGAAACATTAGATCGCGTGGCAATAGCTAATAACCTCATTTACGAATATATGAAAGCGTGCAGGGACGAGCTCAAGTACGGATGTACTTTTGCGACTCTCTCGGCAGATAAAAACGCGGGATGCAAGATACGTTTTCACTCTCCCAACACGGCGGCGGCTTTATGGAACGGAGAAAAGGGGCGTATCGATTGCGGTTTTGCGGTCATAGATAGTGTACCCGATGATACCGACATAACGTGGACTCCGTCGCTTATAAACATATACACAGATACGGATATATGGGTACTCTCATCAAACGAGCAAGTATGGAGCGCGGAGAGATACCCTCATAGGATGGGACGTCCTCTTATGGAGGCGCTTATATGGAACGCAACGAGCAATAAGCCGTTCGGACGTTCCCGGATAAAAGAGCCCGTAAGACGTCTAATCGACGGATATGTAAGAACAATAGCAAACGCGACGATCGGTCTCGAGTTTAGCACAAGCCCGCAAAAATATCTGTTAGGAATAACGGACGAACAGTTCGACGCGGTCATAAATCAGAAGTTTAAGCAATACGTCGGCTCTATATTGGCGAGCACAACTAACCCCGAGACGGGCGAGAAACCCTCTTTCGGACAGTTACCGCAAGGCTCGATAAACCCTCACGTTGAAATGTTGAGGATGCTTGCGACACAGTTTAGCGCGGCGACGGGCTTAACTGTTACAGATACGGGCGTAGTTAACGATGCTAACCCGACAAGCGCGGACGCGGTTTTAGCGCAGAGCCAAACCCTCGTCGCTATGGCGGAGCAATTAAACACGGGAAATGGCGACGCATTACGGACTATCGCTCTCATGGCGCTTGCAATCACTAAGGGCACATCGTTAGATGGGCTCACGGATGAGGAAAAGGCGGTCATGGCTCACTTTAAAAACCCGTCAATGCCGAGTGTAGCGGCAACGGCAGATGCGGCAATTAAGATAGCAAGTGCACGACAGGCGTTCGCAAATACGGACACATTCCTCGAGATGATAGGTTTTGATAAGGCGGACGTCCGCAGAATAAAAGCCCAAGAGCGTATGCAGATGGGATTAGAGACCGCAATAGGGATAGCAAATGAGAATTAGTCAGAGCGCCTGGCGACGATATATAAGCACATTACGAGCCATAAACGACAAGGCGTCGGCAGATATCCAAAAATGGATACAAACATACGCCATAAGTGAGGACGGGAGCATTGTAACCGATATCGGGACGATACGAGACAACGACGGCAATAGTTTTATCGATTACTGTTATCTCGTGACACAGGAATACGGCAACGCCGCCGGAGCGGTATCGGCTCAAATGTACGACGCTCTCGCGGAGTTGGAGGGCGTAAGCGTTCCCCCGGCAGAAATGGCGGATAACGCAACGTATCACGACGTCGCCAAGACTGTTAACGGAGTTCTGAAAACATCCCACAATGTCGACGAGATGACGGGAGCGGTGTCGAGGCTCGTTAAAAAGGTCGGATGCGATACAACGCTTAAAAACGCGTATCGCGATAGGGCTCAATTTGCATGGATACCCGCCGGGGACACTTGCGCGTTCTGTATAGCGCTTGCGTCGAACGGATGGGTTAACGTATCCGCGCAAAAAATAAAAAAGGGATACCCGCACGCCGAGCACATACATAGCAATTGTGATTGCACGTATGCGATAAGGTTTAACCAGGATACGGAGGTTGAGGGTTATGACCCGAGCAAGTATAACAAGGTATTCGATGCGGCGGAGGATATAGCCGAGGAGCAGGGGCGTGACGTTGGAGGCAATAACTTTAGTAAAGACAATATAAACGCCGTCCGACGTATGCAATACGCACAATCACATCAATAAATCAAGCACTCGAAAGAGTGCTTTTTTTATACATAAAAACGTATGCGACGTTATCGCAGATTTACTCACACATTGGAGGTTAAACGATGGAAGAAAACACAGTTGTAACACCCGACGAGGCTAAGACATTTACACAGGATGAGGTAAACGCAATCGTCACAAAACGACTCGCACAGGAAAAAGCAAAGTACGAGGGGTTCGACGAGATAAAGGCTAAAGCGGAGAAATACGACTCACTCGAGGAGGCTAACAAGTCCGAGTTGCAGAAAGCGGCGGAGAAGATAGCGTCACTCGAGGCAGAACTTGACTCTAAACGCAAGTCCGAACAGGTACGAGCCATTAGAGACAAGGTAGCAACAGAACTAAACATTCCCGCAAAACTCTTAACGGCAGATACGGAGGAGGCTTGCATAGAGCAGGCGAACGCTATTAAAGAGTTT